AAGATAGGTTTCGACAGCGGTTTCCAAAACCTCCACCTTCTCATTCAACTGTTTGTTTTCTTGAGTTAATGTCTCGTTTTGTTTTGTTAATGTTGTGTTTTTTTCTTCCAACGTAACGTTTTCATTCACAACTTCAACATGACCATTCCCTGCCATACCAATGTTAAGCACAACTAATGCTACAACCGATATCAAAACCCCGAATAATAGTAATCTTTGTTTATTCACTTTCTACTACTTTTACTCATTATAATTATTTCTCTCAAGTCTTTAAGTGCTTGAGTATTGTTTTCTAATGCGTTCTGTACTTTACCTGCATCATTACGAACATAGTCATTTACTTCTTTTTGTAAATCATCTACTTTCTTCTTTAACTCGTCTTCAGATGCTAATTGTCTCTTAAGCATAAACCAAAGTACAGCACCTAAACCCAATACGATAACACCAAGTGCACCATATTGAGTTAGGGTTTCAAATACTCCAAATGATTGGGCTTGTAAGAATATACTTAATATCATTGTTTCTTAGCTCTAGGTTTTTTAGCAGGGGCCATTTTTGCTACAACTGCTTGTTCCTGGATTGCTGCTGCTCTGTTAGCGTCTACTGGAATGTAACTTTGTCTTTCAAGTTCTTCCATCTTACGTTTCATTCGATCTTGTTCATCTAAATTACGTTTGAATAAGAACCAAGCAACAAAGCCTAAACCTAATACTGCTAAACCTAAAGCACCATAGTCAGCTAACTGACCAAATACTCCAAAGTCATGAGGTGCACCTACTGATGTTGATAATGTATCTTTCATATAATTAATTTGTTATAAATATTATTAAATTTTACCTAGTTTAAACTCTCCATCATCATAAATTAAATATTGATGCTCATCAATCGCGTCAATAAAATAATATCTACCTCCAGTTGCTTTGCCTTCAATATCAATTTTTCTCACTTGAGTATGACCAGCAATTTGAATATAATCAGTTTTTAAGAATGTTTCTTTATTACCTGATAATAGACTCATAGGGCGAATCCAAATTGGTGTTTGTGTTTTATTATCACCATAAGGATCAAATCCATAAAACATAAAACGATTAGGTTTATAATTCCAAATATCATTTACAAAATCAGCTATACTACCTGACTCATATTTCTCTTGTTCAACTAACCAATTATGACCTATACCAGCATGTGAACATAAGATGTTATCTAATTGGTAACACATTTGTAGATGGTGTTTATTCTCCTCTAACAACTGTCTAATAATAGGAGCAGCACCATGTTGATAACCTGAGTATGTCTCACCACCTGGGTAGTAATGATAGTCATGATTACCAATCAACATAATCACCTCGCATTGATTACTTTCTTTAAACTCAATAATTTCTTTAAAATTGAATTGTTGTTCAGCACTTCCAATATCAAAACTATCAAAGTAATCACCTATAAAGACAACTCGGTCTGGTGTTTCTTTCGCTACTATGTCTTTCCATAAATTGCGACCATGTGTGTCGCCAAGGAATATTGTGCGATTTTTATTTAAATTTCCATTTGTATCCATAAGCTGTTTTTCTTTTTCCTGAGCAACATTGTGAGATGGAGCTAGATTGTTTATTTAAAAATAAACCTGCCTCACTTGCACTATCCCAAATTCTAATTATCTCATTATTTAAATTATATTGTATTACTGGTTTTTTAGGTTTTGTGGGATGGGTGTATGAATGTTTATAACCTGTTTTATGGGGTTTATGTTTAATCCCTTTTTTATATATTCTTGTTTTATGAGATTCACTTATTTTTTTACCAAAATCTTTTGGTTTTTTTCCAAATCCTTTTGGTTTATTATGTTTATTTTTTTCACCTATATTTCTTTTTTCTTCTTCTGTTCTTGGTCTTCCTAATCCTTTATTTCCTCTCATCAATAAAGAATGTTCAATTTTTAAACCTTCATAAACTCTACTACTTATTTGATAATCAGCTTCTTTATATTTTTGCTTACCTATATTCATTAGTACTAAAGCGTATTTCAATTTCCTATCTCCAGGATATATAATGCATAATAGACGGTGACATAAAAAATGTTCTCGGGCTGTTAATTCAACTAAATTTGATTTATCATTGGAACCACCTATACATTTAGGAATAATATGGTGTTTTTCTTTATAACAATCTAATTGTCTTGTTTTAGCTCGTTCTATGATTTGATTGTATATTCTTTGATAATTCATAATTATGTTTTATCATAAATATCACGTCTCCTAAAAATATTGTTTTCATATTAATCTTTTTTCGTGATGATCTTTTGGTAATGATAACTTAGCAATTGGCTGGTATCTCATTATTGTTAATATATTTTCTAGACTGATAGGTTCCAAACTATTTCCATCTACTCCTACATCCATTGCTTTACCATCAGCTACTCTAAATTGATTAGGTAGGTGAACGTGTCCATGTAAGTGAATCGTTCCATCATTCATTCCATTCCAACTTGCTATTGGATAGTGCATACAAATAAAGCGTTGGCGTTCTTTTTTCTTACCTACTACCCACCAACTAACTTCTAAATCCAAATATTGATTTACTGAACTGAAGATAGATTGGATATTGTCTTTGTTTCGTTCAATATGATTATCATGGTTACCAAGTACTAAATGTACATTCTGGCATATGATTCTATCTCTAAATTGTTTGATACTATCGAATCCACCAAACGACCAATCGCCTAAATGAATTAGGATATCATCTTGAGCTACTCTTTGGTTAATCCAAAACACTAACTCTTCATTCATTCTTTCTAATGAACTAAAATCACGAGTCACATTGTCCGCCCCTACCCATTTAGTAGTCGCTCTACAAATGTTTGAGTGGTTGTAGTGAGTGTCACTTGTAAACCATACTTTTTGACCTTGTTTTAGTTCTATCTTCATCGTGTTAACTTATGAATTTTAATGTTTACTCTACGCTTAAAACAATTCCATTGTAACATAAACCCACCTTTACCCTCACCATTAGTGTTATTAAACTCTTTACACTTATTAAAGCTGCGAGTGAATTTACTTTTATATAATTTTACAATGTTAAAGAATTTATCTTTATGACCAAAATGATTGCTTACCCAATTACCACCAGGTATACCTTTATTACCTTGCCATGTCACCAAACGTGTTTTAGTTTCATTGTAAATGTCATACAAGAAAACATCTACAGTTTGAGTAGCAACATCTGGCTCCAACCATAACTCAGTTTCATTGTGTAATTTCAATTTTTCAATCATAACCTTAATTTTTATTATTGTACTTTAAATATACGAAAAAAGAGCCCGAAGGCCCAATTTTCAATAAAATGTTTTAAAATTTTTATTTTATATCAGCACTTTCAATTAAAGTGTAAGTGAATGAGTTACCATGTACGTCTTTAGCTTTCCTCATGATTACCATAAATTCTTCAAAATCTTTGGCTCTCTTGAATACTTGACATCCTTCAGACCAGTTCTCAACAAAAGTTGAATCAACACCTGCTTTATGAATGTTAATACCAAATACACCTTCTTGAATTTTATTTTCATCATACTTCATATCACGGTTTGGGTCACGATATACTTTAACATTAGATTTTTGTCTTAATGCCTCATATTTACCTTGATGTAAACCTAAGTGATGTGAACCACGGTATTGACCTTCTACTAAACGAGCCACACCCGCTGCGTTATGGTATTCCATAACACCTTTTTTACCTGGGTCAGTAGTGATGATCCACTCATGATAAACCCAGTTACCATTTTCTTTATATGATACTGTGATGCGATCATCAAATGCATTTGTGACTGCATTACCAGTATCTGAGTTTCTTACTCCAACGATGTTAACGTCAAAGTCTTTTGCGCCTTCAAACCAAACGTAACCTTTGGCTTTCACAGCTGATTCAATTTTGTCTTTTGAATAATTCATGTGTTTATGATTTTAAGTGATTAGATAAAACTCCACCTAATGAGATAGAGGTGTGTATAAGACTTTCAATTTCTTTTAATTTTAATCTATGTTTTTCTTTAGTGTAATCAACACCTAGAATAGCTATAAATTTACCTTCAAAATTTTTAATAGCGAATAAATACTGAGACTTAGTTCCATACTCAGCAGCAAAATATTTTAACCCAAATGTCGCTATTGTTTCGTCTTCAAAATCAGGGATAGCGACAGCTCCTTCATTTAATAACTCATTAAAACTCTTACTAAATAAAGCAACTGGGATGTTTTTAAGTGTTAGTTGGAGTGATTGAGCACTAGGAGTAACTGTCTCATAAAATATAGAGAACTTAGCTATTGATTTGCCTGTAGGATAGAAGTGGCCGCCGTTATGGAATTGACTTAACCATACACGATCGGCCTCATAATCTTCTTTTATCTGGTCTAATCTAGTAGTAACCAACTCACCTACTTCAAGTGCCTCAGTTACCATATCAGTTTTCTTTTTACCTAACTTATTGTCTAGGTACCATTTACTTGTTAGAACTATAATAGGGCCAATTATGCCCCCTATTATAGCTACCCAAATTGTCTCTCCCATTCTTTAATCTATAGATAATTTACCTATAAATATTAGAATGGTAGTTCATCGTCATCTTCTTCTTGAGAATTTCCAAAATATTCATCCAAAAACCATTTTGGGTATAACATTACTTTACCCTCATATTTTGGATTACTTACTTGACGTAAATGAGGAGGTATATCTTTTAATTGGGCCGCTTTATTTACTTCATCACCTAATTTTAAACCAGCAGCGTGTCCTAAATAGTCATATAGTGACAATAATGTATTATCCATTTAGCACCTCCTCTAATGTTTTCCAATGTACTTCATGTCCTTCATCCCCAAATAAACCTGTTGCCATTGCTAAATGAATTACTCCATTTTCATCTTTACCAATTGCTACACAACCGAGGCCTTCACAAATGTAATAAGGATTGATTGTTCCGGGCTTCATTTCAGCTGCGATTGCTTCAATATCAAAATCCCATCCCATGTTGTGGTCATTTATTTCGACCCATTGTTTACTATAATCTGCCATAACTTATTGATTAAATTTATTTAATTCATCTAACATTTCGTCTTTTTCCATGAGTTCTTCTTCGAGCTCGATAATTCGATTTTCGAATTGCTCATTCTTGGATTCTAACTCTTCAATTTCTTTTACCAAATCTTCAATCAATTCAGTAAGTTCATTAATGTTAGATTTTAAGACTGTGTCTTTTTGTTTTTCTAGATAATAATTATTCATAACCTTTATTTTTGTAAATATACGATTTCATCTTCAGGAATCCAATTCCTCTCATAATCTTTTTTAACTGCTTCTTTAGCATAGTGATTTATGATTGGCCTTCCTGTATTGTAGGCACCGGCTGCTTTCTTCCAACTTTTATATCGCTTGTAATTTTGAGCAAGTATTTTCATACTTAGATTAACATTAAACTCAATACTATCTCTTAATTCAGATTTAGTTACCTTACGTTCTGCAAAATGAGAAGCATATCTATACATTATTTGCATCGGACCCATCGCTCCCATTTTTGATACTTGTGATGGGTTGTAAGTTGAGTCTTGTGGTCCACGATATGTAGTTTCTAAATGAGCTATATTAAACGCTACATGTTTAGGTACTTGGTACATACCTGAGTACAACATAATTGCTCGGTACATTCTAAGAGCTGCATTTGGTTTTTCAACAGGTTTGGGGGTAGTACTAGATATTAGCAAACATCCACTTAAAACAATAACTAACTTTTTCATAATTACTTTATTAATTTAAAGGTTTGATTGTTGTTTTCCAAAATATAAAAACCAGGATCTAACTCACTGATTAAAACATTGTTGTTTAGTAGTTTCCCATCTATAGAATAAACTGTATATTTTTTTAGAATATCAATGGTATTAGTTTGGATATTGGTAGAAGCGTTTTCTACTACCTCAAGTGTAAATTTATCTAATGTGTGGCCGGTATTAGGGAAAGCAGATGCTTCAAAATCTAAAATAAAATTAAAAAATCGAAAAGTATCAGCAGCTGTGAATTCAATACTATTACTTTTCCATTCATCAAGAAAGGTGTTTGGGGTTGATGTTTGACCAATTTCTACACCGGGTGTATTTTTAAAATAAGATCCTTCAATTATCATTGGAGTATCTAGATCAAGTTTTTCTTCAAAACTTAATCTATATTTAACTCCGGATATTAGTGGTTCGTCTAATTCCATACTTAAATTAGCTATCCAACAAAAGTTACCTTCATTAAAAAAATTAATTCCAACAGCAAAATTATTTGGCTCATTAAGAAGTGGAGCTAGCTTAGCTGTTCCCCACCAGCTCGCTCCTTCAAAAACAGTATTAAACCATTGGCTTGAGATATTGATGGTTCCTTCTATTTGATAATCAGTATTAATAGGATTTAAATCACCATTAATGAATTGTTGTGATTGGCTACTCAATTGAGTTATGAGTAACCCTATTGTGATTATTATTTTTTTCATATCCAATTTGGTTTACGAGATGGAATTTTCTTCCAATCTAATTGTTTAACTTTTACTTTATCATTAATGTAGAAGTTTTTATATGATTCAATAGTATCTTCTACTCTAAATTCCTCAGGCATACATTTGGGTGGGGCAACAAAGCCATTATCCGGGATATTCGGTTTATTGTCTTTACACCATTCTAATACTTTTTGAGTAGCATGTAGTTTACCATATCGCAACTCAAATTCACGACATATTTCTAAACCATGTTCTACTAACCAATTGTAATGTTGAATTGATTGTCTAGTCCAAATTGTTGATGGGTGATTTTTGTGAGCACGTTTATAAGGTGCTTCTGAACCATTCTCCCAATGTGCTGTGCAACACATTTGAGCCGATTCAATTTGCATTTTTCGAATGTGATCATCGGCCAATTGTTGGGCAGCAATGATTGGGTCAGCATGTACATAAAAAATATTCATGCTGTAAATATACGACTAAAAAGATGTAAATCCAAATATTATCTACCTTATTGTAGATTATCTGCTTGCTGAATTATTTGAGTGAATTTATTTGGGAGAAAAGGTCTAACTTCATCAAAGTTTTCTTTAGTAACTAATAAGAAATCATAATCACCATCCTCGTATTCATCTCTGTTGATAGCTAAATCAGCTTTACCATCATTGATGTATCTAGCTAATGCTCTTAAGATATCTTTACTACTAACATAATCTCTCCATTCATCAGAAGATGTTCCTGGTTCTTTGTCTAAATAATCATCAAGTAGATCAAAGATATCTGAGAAGGCATCATTTAAGGTAAAGATATAATGTTTAGTATTTCTATCAAAAAATAAATATTGACCACTATGTTCGGCAACAGGAACTACATTGTTTTTAGACGGTGATTTGCCTCTTACAGATGGTCCTCTGTCTCTTTGATTCCAGGGAGCATTAGGATCAGATTCTGCACCAGCAGGAAGATCATTATCTTCATTTAATTTAGCTGTTTCATCATCTGTGTCGTTAGGATTTGTATAAAAGTTTTGAACAAAGATTCTTAAGTCTTCTTTATTAGGTAGTTCATCATTGAATTCTTCTTTAAATCGCCTTACAAATTCTTCTACAGTAGCGTTTGTATGCTCTTCATTTAATTGGTCACGACGCCATTTATATACATTAAAATTATTTGCCATTACTAGTTTTGTTATAAATATCGTTGCTTTTTTCCTTTGCATCAAGTAATCCTCTACCATGTACTTTTATTCGCTCCCAATACCTATCTTTAACAAGTTGATGTATTGGTAGTGGTTTACCTTCATCATCAATGCGAACAAAGACGATTTTAGTGTGGGTAACTGTTTCTTGGGCACCTGTATAGACATTATGTTTTCTGACGTCTATCTCCACTGTGACTGAGGTATTCCCAAACTCAACTACTTGACCATATATTTTAAGAATCGCTCCTACTTTAACAGGTCGTTTAAAGATTAACTCATCAATTTTCAGAGTGACAACTCGTTGTGTGTCACAAATTTGAGATACATACGCCGCGGCAGCATCATCAATCAAAGACATAATAGTACCACCAAACATATTGTCGTGGACTCCAATATCACCTTTTTTACAAATGTAAGTAGTAATTAACTCCATTATAGACTAATTGTACAATCAACAATTTCTACACTTCTATTAGCCATTGCTCCACAATGTTCAATGCTGTGTTTTACTAACTCTGCTTTTTGAAGTGTTTCACAAATACAAATAAGTTCATTTGTTTGTTTACTTCTAACTTGATAATTCCCTTTCATAACTGATTTAAATATGTTTCTATAAATTGATGAATATTCATCTATTGCCATGATTAATTTGATAAAGGTGCTTTAATTGCTGGGTGTGATTGATAGTTTCCTAACTGAATATCCTCTTCTAACAAACACTTACAGAAGCTATCATCCTTAAATGAATTGAATACTGCTGTAGCATCTAAAGGACCTTCACCACACTCACCACCTTCATAAGGCCAAAACTCTGTATTGATATTTAGTTTAGGTAACTTGTAAGGTGTTCTGCTAATTTGTTCTTTAGCCTGTTCAATGTGATTGTTATATAAATGAACATCACCTAAGTTTCCTATAAGTTGATCAGGAACCATATTAACTGCTTTAGCTATAATTTCAAGTAATAATCCGTAACTAGCAATGTTGAATGGTAAACCTAAGAATGTATCTACTGATCTTTGATTCCACATTAAAGAGATTGCTCTGGTTGGGATATTAAGTTCAGTAAAATATTGATGAATATTAGGAATTTTAATATCTAATGGAACCATAGTATGGTCTAATTTTTCAAAATACATTACATATCTTTCTTCCAAACTCAACTCTCTTGTATAAACTTGAAATCCATAATGACAAGGTGGAAGAACCATTTGGTCTAATTCACCTACATTCCAAGCAGAAACCATTAGTCGTCTTGAGTCTGGGTTTGTTTTAAGGTCGTTGATTAGATTTTGGATTTGGTCTATGTATTTTTCATCTGACCAAGTTACAGGTTTACCTTCAGTTGTGTAAATCATATACTTTTCTTCAGGTAAAACAGGTTCACTTCTCCAATGCCAACTTCTCCATTGCTTACCATACACAGGACCTAATTCACCATATAATTCTGAAAACTTATCGTTATTCTTAATCCAATTAATAAATTCTTCTTTTGAAAAAGGTCTATTTTGGGTTTCATTATTTTCGTAAATAACACCATGAAGTTTATCCTTTTCATATTTTTTTAAATACGCCTTATACGCATCACCATCCCAAATGTGACAATCATTATCAACAAGGTATTTGATATTGGTATCACCTCTTAGAAACCATAGTAGTTCTGTTACAATACCTTTCCAAAACATCTTTTTAGTTGTCAATAATGGGAACCCAGATTGCATATCATGTCTAATTTGGTAACCAAAGATTGATTTGGTCCCAGTTCCAGTTCTGTCTTTCTTTTCTACTCCGTTATCAATAATCGTTTGAAGTAGGTCTTGGTATACTAGGTCTAATGTGTTCATTTAATCTTCAATTGATAAATTATCTTCTTGTAACATTTCTCTAAGAACATCTCTTAATCTATAACATACATCCATCTCAGCTTCTGTCGCTTGACCAACACCTTGTAACGCAGCCCCATACTTATGGACACCACGTAGTTTTTGATCAAACATATAAATAAAATGTTTGTACTTCCAACCATTCAAAGCATTTTGAATGTCTTGAGCTTCTTCAAAGCTATCAAATTCAAGTGTTACTTTTGCCATATTTGTTTTTAAATTTTTCATTAGTCTTTAACTCATTGATAAACCACTTATAACTTGGAACATCTTCATACCCAGCAAATTCATCTCGGTATTGTTGATACAGTTCCCATTCCTCAGTTGCTTCATAAGCACCATCAGGCCCTATTTGAAAATCATCAGATACAGTTGGTTCTATATTATTAATAGCTTCGGCTATTTGTTCACTATGCCACTTTAACCATTCTGGATAAGTGCAATCTGAGTGTTCTGGGTTATATTTTATAAACATTCTGTATTGTGTTTCTAGTGACGCCATAATTAA